CAAAGAGCCTTGATGTGTTGCTACCCATCATGAGGTAGTGTAAATGTGCTTGTGCAATTTGGCACATTGCCGTCAGCTGTATTGATCCTGAGTTTTCTAATAGCTGCTGTCTGTTTGTAGCGTATGTGTCAAATCTTCCTTCAAGCCTACTAATTGAGGATGTTCTCATGGCAGATTCGCAAAATTTTATTGGTACAGAGCAAACATTGTTGCCAGCTATAGTTATGGAGTTAAACTCCTCTAGTCCAGACAGTGAGAAACTGGTGCTTTTTTCATAGCTCTGACATGCAGTCATATAAGGATAAGAGTTTTGTTTCATGTATGACAAAAGGCCCAATAGTGTTTTCCTAAAGGCATCATCAACTCCTGACTTTATAACTGTTATACTTTGTGAAGAGTCATCAGAAGAAACCTTACAAGTGTTAACCATCTTAAGGTCCAAGCTCTTGCACACAGTGTATTGGAAATTAGTTACTAGAAGTAAGTGTGCAGAATGGGCAAGGGAGCTTGTGTAATGCAGTATTCCCTGCATGAAATTTGACACATTCTTAAGCAACATTGAGTTTGATTCTATTAGCATGCTCTTACTTCTGTTGAACAAGAACTCATCTTTCAGTATGTTCATTCCCTTGTCAACAGACCTTATTTCTGGTCTAGTTGTGAATGCTAGAAGGAGTTGGTACGGCAATTCTAGCCTCTTATTTGTCACCATGTTTAGTATGAACATGACACATGTCTTGAAGGGCTCCCTTAGAATCCTACTGAACATAATGCCAAAAACTGGCATTACAAACCTCTGGCACCATGTTGTTGCATCATCTGAATTGTGAGCTGTTAAAGAGTTTCCTTTTCCAGATAATCTCTTCACAGTTGACATGTGAGCTCTGGTTCTTGTAATTTTCTGTGAAGGACTAGTCTGCATTTCCATGTCTACAGGTATACAATAGTATCTGGCTATGGACTCAACAAAATGTATCAATATCCTATCAATGAATCTTAGAACAAATATTTCCCTGGCTCCTGAGAGCTGCATTTTCTTAAACATGTTCGCCATTATGCCGGTGACTTTCCTTGTCTTGCTATAATCTGCAAGATCAGATATTATCTTCATATATTTTGCTGAACCACTCACCTTTATATGTGATTCCAAAAGCTCTAGTGACTCAAATAGGCAGTATTCTCTCCTGCTCTGCTTAATTTCAGATTGCTCTTTCAGCCTAACTTCTGAGAATTCTGTATCTTCAATCTCTTTTGCTGATCTTTTCATTGTTGCAAGCTCATCAAGTGTCTTGTTCAGTAGAAAATCAATCATTCCATCTTTTGACCAAAACTCATAATCGCCCACCTTGTTTTGTATTGAATCTTTTAGTGCATCAGACATTAATATGACCCAGTTTCTGTTAAATTCATGAGGCCCCAACTCAGATAGTGGTTTGGAACTCTCACCCATTGCTTCTGACTTTGATGGTGGTATCTCATTCTTCCCATCTGTTGTGTCATACATTTTTAATTCTTCCTTTATTATTTTCTGGAAGATCTGCAGGTAGCCTTGCATTGTGTCACCTTCATCCTTGTTGTGCCTCACACCTATGTAACAAATATTCAGCATAGCTTTTACGGTAGGTATTCTGCTTGAGTCAACAAAGGACATGATGTGGTCACCATCAAGTGACCCAGAACTTTTGAATAAACTACCGTCGACGGTGTCAAGCTTGGCTCTCTTGGTCGAATCCCAATTCTGTGCAATCTGTATCGACCTCTTTTGGTAAAACAATTGTAGCCTGGATCTTGGCATTCCCCACTTTGAAAAAATCTTTGCAGGATTGGATATCCTGTTGGTCAACATCTCCATGTACATGTACCTTGACTGAAGGAGGTCAGAGCTAGTGACCTGCTTGTCCTCTAACTTCACAAGCAAAGAGAATAGACAGTGTTTCAGAGCTTTCTCAGTTGGACCTGTTATCCCAACACGAATTAGCTCGTCATAACTGCTGCCGTAAATCTGTAGCCAGTTTTCAAGATGAACTATCTCTTTCATGTGACAACCCAAACTATTAGTGAGTCTGTGCTTGTCCATTGAAACAAAATCAAAAG